CTCAACAACTGAACCACGATTTGTCTTCTTACGGCCCGATTTGGGCGTTTTGTTATTATCCATAATTAACGAATGTGTGATAGAATTAGTGTTTCCCTATTGGTAGGACCAAATGTGTCCCTCATCCATTGTAGCCAATTGCTACTTCCTTTAGCCTGATTGCATTTCCTACAGCTGGGTACCAAATTTGAAGTAAGGTCTTCGCCACCAAGACACTTAGGGCGAACGTGGTCAAGTGTAAGTTCATGTAGTTCATAAGTTTCTCCGCAGTATACGCATTGACAATTAAAGTATTCCTTAATTGCACGACGGTGTAGCCTTTTTGCTTCAGAGCTTGTCATCGTTATTAGGTTGTGGAGGTAGTGATCAGGACTGGGAAGTAGCGGCGTCACATTATTGGAATGGAAGAGTAATACCGAAGATCTTCAATGGAGACTGTTTCTTTACAGCAGCCTGCGGTTTAGGCATCGGTTTAGGTGCAGCAACAGGGTAAGCCTGGTCTAATTGTCTAGCGTAATCAACTCTACGTTCATTATGAGGCTCACCAGGCCTAAAGTATGTACGACTGAAATACAAAGCAGCGTCTTGGGGGGAAATGCCTTTAGGAGCCTGCTCAAAGGACCTTGTATAGCCGATTAAGGAGTTACCATTGGGATCATAATCACCACGATACTCCTTAGCAACGTATTGCAGTTGAGCATCAGGATTATTCCTATTTGGATAGCGACTAGCCCATTGTTCATAAGCTTGACGCCTAGCACCAGTAAACTGCCCGATACCTCGTCCCTCAGCTCTACCTTGTTCAACCACATCAAGGTTGCTGAGGTCAGCAGAGCCAGTCTCTTGGATTAAGTTAGCAGTAAATCCAATAGCTTGTTCCCTACTTAATTTAGGGATTCGACCGTTGCTCCACTTAGACATAGTACCGTCAGTAAGTAGTTTGATGGTACGTGCAATCTGTGGAGACGGTTTAATCTTCAATGGTTCAGCCATACTTCTTACCCTTACGTGGGCGGGTACGGTTAGCTTTAGGGGACTCTAGTTTACCTTTATTGGGTCCAGTATGGGAAGCATCCATACCATCACCATTACCATAAGTACCAAGTTTACGGTTTAACTTATTGGCATCAGTACGGATCTTAAGACCCTCTTTTGTCTTGTTGTATTCAGCCTGTTGCTTAAGACGTTTAGCCTTGGCTTTAGGATTATTCTTGTAGTAGTTAGACGTACGACTTGCCATATAACCTCTTTTGAATGAGTTCAGGGTCTACCTTGGGCATAATGGTGGCAAGTTTATCAAGAGGGTTGCCATCATAGGCGACACCACTAATGTCGTTCTTGGATAGCCAATCACAAGCTGCCTTTAGATCAGCTGTACTGGCTTCACCGGATTTAATCCGATTGAGCAGCTCTTGAGTAACCATGTTATGGAGTTCATTAAACATGTCCTCCGTTGCTTTCTTGTTAGCCATTTCTCAATACAATCTGATCTAATTTGTTTTCGATTCTGATCATGTGATCCTCCATCTTTTGTAAGGCAGTCGCTAGCTCCTGACGTGGTACATACTTCTCAGCAAATCTAAGTTCTATGCCATCAATACGTTTGTCGATTTGATCCATACGTGAATTAGATCTGCTATGAACTGCGGCAATGCCACCACTGACCCCGATAACTAAAGACGCAACGCCTGTTATGACGGCTTCAATCATTTTCTTTGGTTAATGATGTTAATCAGTTTAGTACTGTAATCGGGATCAGTGGCATACCTTTCTTGTACTAGTAATTTGCAGCACTCCTCTACGGAAGTTGCTCGGTTAACTCCTTTATAGTTTTTGTAATCTTTATACCAGCGTTGCACCAAGTACGCCACACAAGACTGTAGATCAGGGAAGTCGATAAACCCAGCCCTAATGGTTACCCATTGACCGTTGAGAAACTCCTTTGTTTCATGGTCTGTACCAGAACCTTTAAGCCCAAAGTAGTTATGAGTACCAGAGGTGTGTTTACCCCAGCCACTTTCTAACGCCCATTGAGCAGCTACGACTTGTGGGAACTTAGCACCTGCCTTAGAAGCTGCAGTGATAACTCCTTCCCAAGTGTTAGCAACGGGAGTAGCGGGTTGTGGTGTAGTGGTCGGTCTAAAGGTCATGAACCATCCAGTACCTTGACCTTCTACCTCCCAACGCTTGAGCCAGTTCTTCCAGGAGTAACGTACGTCTTTACCACCTGAGCCGATGGTAACATAACCACCATTGACGTTATCCATCTCACCATATGGGTCGTGGAAGACACCACGTTCTCCATCATCGCCAATCAGCAGCATCCAGTGACCTCCACCTCTAGGAGCGGTAGCGGGGCCTTTATGGAGAATACCAGTAGCAACGGGATAGCCAGCCTTTAGCTCATTGATAAGGGATTGCTTCGTACCTTTTTGATAAAAGGAAGCAAACACTCCATACTGCTGACAAGCTTTGATGTGTGATGTGTATTCAGTTGTATCTCCGTACTTCAGTACTGTACGGAGGTAGTCGTCATCAGCATTACTACCTTTAAGCGCATCAGGACGGAGATACTTGATAGCCATAGCACATGTTGAGCTAAAGCACATCCGATCTCCGTGACCTGTTGCACTATCAGTTTGAGGGTAGTACTGCTTAACAGGCAGCAGTACCATACCTACTTACCTCTAAATGTACGACGAATGCGACGAATGGTATCGTCTTCTGTACGGTACTTGCTGAAATAAGCAGCAGCCATAGAGATAGCCTGAGTAACGCTGTTAGCACGGCGCTTTTTCACTATACCGAGATATTCAGATAAAATGAAAAGGATGAAAAAGCCAAGAGTCTCATAGGACACTTTGATGCCGAGAATAGTGATCATAGAATTTACCTATTAATAAAGTCTCAACGTGTTGCAGTGCCTAGATGTCGGTACTAGAGGGATCCACTGGGATTTCAAGGGCAGTTGTCGGACTCTCAAGAGCAGCAACTTTGGCCTCAAGGGTTTCGATGCGTTCCATTGCTTCTTGCAGCGCCTTGACCGCCTTCATATAGAGCACCGACTGGTTTACGCCTTTGGTAACTTCGCCGGTCGCGTTGCCATCAGCATCACGGTCTGGTGTTTCAAATACCAAGCCAGGGCAAACCTCCTCCAACTCCTGTGCAATCGGACCAATCTGACGATGGGTTTCATTCCCGGTTTCAGGCTTAAAGTTCCAGTTGCGAATTCTGATGGCTTTTAAATCGGCCCACTGAGAACTGGCATCAATAATGTTTTCCTTTAGTTTGGCATCAGAGAGCGCGGTATAGCTGCCATTAGTATTAACAACATTCCCGTTTGTGTAGACGCCAAACGAAATATTGTATGCAGTGAAGCTTGTAGCAGAATTGCCGCCACGAATTAAAAGGTTAGTTGTGCCAGCAGCAGCATTGCTTAGGACGTTAAAAACATCCGTCGTCGCACGAAGATCCGTCGTTCCGTTGTTCAGGATCCTCATCCGCTCTGTCGGAGAACTCGCCCCGTCCGCAGTAGTGGAGAACACCAAGCGGCCTGGCATATCGCCAGCGCCAGGGGTGCCGTCTACCTCTGCGCGAACTTGAGCACAGTCAATAAAGTTAGTTCCGTCAGACGAAGAGAAGGAGATTGTGCCGGTTTGAGAACCGCTTGAGCCAAGAGTATTGCTGCCAATAGTTGTGCCATGGCTTACCCCCAGCGTCAAAGTCGCTGCATAGCCAGCACTTGAATTATTGATAATGCTGAGACCGCCGTTGTAGCTGCCTGTAGCAGTCTCAAATTGCACATTTGGGGTAATTCCCGTTGTACCCCTGTGGTTGATATTGCTACGCGCAGTAGACGTACCAACTAAGAGCCTGCCGGAGCTATCAACACGCGCTCTCTCACTACCCTCTGTCGTCACCACAAACCGGCCATCGCTACCGGTGTCGATGACTTCAGCCTTGGTGTTGCCTTGGCTGATGCTATTGCTGCTGCCTGCTGCCGCTACAGCAGTCCATTTAGTGCCGTCCCAGGTGTAGGTGACAGAACCTGATGTAAAGGTCTGGCCGTTGGTGGGGCTTGTGGGAAAGTCGATTGCCATGATTAGTTACCAGCAGTGAGGGAGGCTTGATACGCAGCGATGACTTCAGGTGTCCACAATGCAGCGGCTACAGCCTGGAGTTCAGCGCAGTCGTCGCTCACGTCGTCGCCAGGTACACGCACATGGCGGTGATATGTCTTGCCCACCTGAACACCATCCTTCTCAATGATGTCCGCACGGCGGCATTGGATGATGCTGTAGGGCGGGATGATTTCGAGCTGGTGCTCGTGTCGTTCAGTAAATTGTGCCATTAGGGGAATCCTCCAGATTCGACAGGTTTAGGCCGTAGTTTTTAGCCGTTGCGGGCTTATGACACGGTGTAAGAGACAGTTAACGCAAGGGCAGTCATATTTGCCAGATCTGCAGATATTGCATTCAGGTAGATCTTGGAGTCGTTATATGCTTGGGCAACTGCTTTTTTCCCGGTTGCTCCATAATCATATAGTAATCCGACGCCATAATCAGACTGTGGCGCGAATGGAAGCCCAGAGAATGTGGTGCTATTGGTGGCGGTGACATTCGCACCAGTTGCAGTCAGCCACACTGTGACTTGTCGCCCAGTCTTGATGTACCGAGCTGTATATACAATGCTCCCACTGTTGACGGTAAGATTTGCTGCACTTGGGGTCCACGTCCCCTCCTCATAGTCATCCAGCACATTCGCATCGGCTGATGCAACCTGTGTGGCGGGGAACTTGATGCCAGGGCCAGCGAGAGTGACGAGGCCAGTGCTGTCAATCCTCATCCGCTCCGTCGGAGAAGACGCCCCATCCGCAGTTGTGGCGAAGACTAATCTTGTCGGAAGATCATTAGCGCCAGGAGTTCCATCAACAAACGCTTGGATCCGGCAACCGTCAACCATCTCGGTGCCATCCGCACCCTGAAAAGTAATCCCGCCCAAAGGATCATCATTTTGAACAGCAGTAACTGCTCCAGCGGTTGTCCCGCGAGATTTTCCTAAAAGAATCCAAGGACCAAGAGCGTTATTTGAGTTTTGAACACCGGAGAATACGTTCTGTGTTGTTGTTTCGGCTTGAATAAGCGAATCTTGTCCACTTGTATTGAACCATCCGGCGCGACTCGTAGACGTACCAACAAGTAACCTCCGCGAACTATCAACCCGCAGGGCTTCCGTCCCCTCCGTAGTAACAACAAACCTGCCGTCACTACCAGTATCAATCACCTCTGCCGTGGTGTTACCTGTGGTGATCGACGTACTGCTACCACCACCCTGCGGTGAAGCGTCTACCCACTGGCTGCCGTTGGGGTCTTGGTAGTACACATAGGTGCGACCACCAACACTGTCGTACCAGAGATCACCGTCGTTCGGTGTAGCGGGAGGTGTGTCGCTTGTGGTAACGGATGAACCACCAGAAGCTGTAGCCCAAGACAACGTGCCGGTACCATTAGTGCTGAGCAGTTGGCCACTGGTACCATCAGCGCTAGGTAGTGTATATGTTACATTAGCAGCAAGACTGGAAGGAGCTTGGATAGCAACATAGTTAGAGCCATTAGCAGTAGCTTCACCAAAACGAATATCACCTTGGTTCGCGACAGTAAGATCGCCAGTTAACGTACCACCAGCAAGTTTAAGGTAACGTGTTTCTGGATCATTTGGGAAGTACTGAATCCAGTTCCAGGTGCTACCAGTAGTTGTGTAAACCAGTCGTACACTAAGCCCAGAGCTACCGACAAACCCTGCGGGTACTCCAGTTAAAGGAGTAAAACTTTGAATACCAGTAGAATCAGTGACTTCAACGGCATCATTATTAGCTGGTGAAGCTGGGATAGCAGCAACGTTAGCAACGATGTCATAGAGAATCGCATTAGCCACAGCAGATGCTGCAGCGTTAGCGGTGCTGATGGCGGTGTTAGCTGTGCTAAGTGCTGTAGAAGCGTTGCTAGAAGCTGTATTAGCAGTACTAACAGCTGCCGATGCATTAGATGCTGCCGTATTAGCTGTGCTTACAGCAGCGCTAGCATTTGTAGACGCTGTATTAGCTGTACTAATTGCAGTTGTAGCATTAGTGCTGGCAGTGTTAGCAGTGCTTAGAGCGGTGTTAGCCGTACTTAGTGCGGTAGAAGCGTTGCTAGAAGCTGTGTTGGCTGTATTAACAGCAGCAGTAGCGTTAGTGTTAGCTGTATTAGCTGTAGATACAGCAGCACTGGCATTAGTATTAGCAGTGTTAGCAGTAGCAACAGCAGCACTAGCGTTAGTAGAAGCCGTGTTAGCAGTGCTTACAGCTCCATTTGCTGTACTAATAGCAGTGTTTGAGTTAGTCAGTGCAGTGTTAGCAGTACCGATAGCAGTAGTTGCATTATTGGAGGACTCCTGCGTAACATAAAGACCCTGAACAAAGTTATTGTTTAGGTCTTGTGCACGAATAGCAGAACCAGAGTAGAAGGTAGCTGCAAGGTCGCTATCATCAGTCTGACGGTACACTACAATAGCAGCTCCATTAGCAGGAGCATTACCAGCAGTGAACAGGACCTGACCACCAGTTTTAGTTGTGTAGTTCAGGCCCTGAAGGTTATAGTGAGTGCCAGCTGTTTTTAGTACACCTGCAACAGTAACTTTAATATCAGTTGACTCTAGCCATTTGAAAGTAAAAGAAAATGGGCCTAAATTAGACCCATCACCAGTGAATGTATTTTGTGTAGTTGCCATTTAAGGTTAGCGATACATTTGAGTTAGTCGTTCAATCTCTGCCTTACGACGATCAGCAGCACGTGCAGCATCATCAATACGACCTTGACGCATCATATTCTTATTGGTCAGTGACTCTTGAATAGAGCGCCACATAGGTTCATTTTCTTGCTGCATACGAAGTTCAGCAGCCTTCTGAGCTTGAGACATGATGTCATTCATCACTGAATAGACTTCACTTTGAGCTGCTTGGATCTCCTCAGATGGACGACCTTGTACACGCATTGCACGGATACGATCCAACTGATCGTTATACTTTTTGTTCTTGCTTAGTTTATCGAACTGCTTCCACAGCTGCTGTTCACCAATGTACTTATACAGTACTTCACGCTCCTGTGGGGTGTACTCGTGGTTACCAGTGCTGTCCTTACGAATCATCTGGATACCATCCCAACCACTGTCGATCAACCACTGACGCCAAGGCTCAGTACCTTCACTGATCTTAACTGGGTTAACAGCATTCAGTGTACGAAGAATTGGGTTGTCAATATCGTTGAGTGGCTTACCAGTGTAGATATCAATTTGCTCAGGAAGCTGACTAGAGAATCCAGGAACCCTATTAGTTACATAACCAATGAGATCATTATAGATATCCTTCTGAGAACTCGTAATGGCATTAGATACAACACCAAGAGCGCCAGACATAGGAATAGCAGCCCTCACTTCATTAGCGAGGAAGCGAGTAATGGCAGTTTCATCTCCATTAGCAACAGCAACAACAGGTTCTAGACCTGCAACCCATGACTTGTTAACAAAGGTAGCAGATAGAGTCCAAGCTAACTTATCAACAAACGACTCAGTGAGAGTAGAGCCGATATCACGTGAGTAATAAGCTAGGTCACCAACAAGAGTAAGGATCGTATCAAGAGGCTCATAGCCAGCATAGCTTACCCACTTACCAGCAACGTTGATAGTCTTAGGTTGCCAGTTGAAGTTATCACGCAGCTTCTTACGTTCACCAGCATTAACAGGACCGTTACCACGGATATTACCACCAAGAGCATAGCCAAGCATAGAGGATGCAGTCAGTGCACCAAAAGCAACACGACCACGATACTCAGCCTCTAGACCCTTAAAGATGGCCATACCATTTGGTACTGCATCATAAGCGATGCCGTGCTCCATAAGGGCATCTTTGATCTTGTTGATGTCATCTCCAGCCCATAGTACTTTAGAGTACCGGTTCATACCAGGCAGGGTTGCAATAGGTGTGTAAGACATAGCCATCTTAACACCGTTAACGCCTGTCTTGGGGAACATGAAGAACGGCTTGAGGATAGGAAGCTTATTGATACCACGAGTCAACCACGTAGCAGTCTCATCATCCAGGTTAAGCGCAATCTCCCCAGCAGCATTCTTAGCGGCAGCATCAGTAAGATTGCCTACAGCATCAAATGCTTCATCATAGGCCATCTTCTCAGCCTTAGCCAGTTGTTGAGCCAGCTCAGCTCCTTTATATCCGATACTAGAGATTTCATCCCATGCACGAGCACGAGCCATTTGCGAGGCTACAGTAGTCTGTACAAAGGAGTCAGCACTGATCATTGCGTTAGTGCCATACTTGAACCAGCGCCAGTTACCTAGATCATACATAAATCGAGCAAAGCGGTACTGTGCAAGACGACCCCAGTTACCATCTTTCTCCCACACTTGCTCCATGTCAGCAAGGGTATCCCAAAGGTTTGGCTGATAGTCAGTCACAAGGTCTTCACGTGCTAGTTCACGGAAGTCCATTTGACCGTCATTACCCCATTTACCATTATTCCAGGTACGCTTAAACGTATCCCAGGAATCAGCAAGGGCTCGTTTATTGGTCTGCCAGAAAGAACCATAGACATGGGTAGCCCTACGAAGGTCATCAACAGTATTACGTCCCATCAAGGCGCCAATACCAGTACCAAGATATGCGTTGCTAGTACGTAGAGTAAGGGCAACAGTGTTACCAGTAATAGCTTTAAGAGCTGAAATACCGGACAGCATGTTGTTGTAACGAACTGCCCACACACCTTGTGCAAATGCATTAAGACCTTCATCACCACTTTTCAGAAGACCCATGGGGCTAAGTTGCTTAGCACTCCACTTCATCAGCTTATCAAGTGTATCTACATCACCTTTAGATAGTGCAAAGGCATCAATCAGAGGTTGTGCAGCATCAGGACGTTCCGTAGCAATAGTACGGATCATATCCCGATAGCCTTGTGCTTGGAGATTCTTTTCTTGTACCTTGAGATCGAACTGTTCAGTAATCTGCCTAATAGCAGACTCCTTGTCAGGTGCTTCTTTTAGGAACTTCTGCCAACGATCTTGGTTCTTAAGTGCCCAACCTGCGATGTACTTATTGAGGGCATACTCTTCCATAAGGAAGGCAAGCCGATCGCCAATCATCTCAGTGGTGCGGCTAAGGTCAGCAGTCTCAGGGAATGCCTTATAGCCCTCAGCAATATCAGCCACTTCCCGTCCTACGGTATCCATCACACGAGCTGATGTTTCGGTAACAACTTGACCGATGTACTTATCAGTCAGCTCACGCATAGCATAGCCGATGGCCTCTGCCTGGACATCATTAACGTACTTAATAGAGCGACCATCAAGTAAGTTCTTAACATCACGGTTGTTAAGGAAGAGATTCTTAAGATCAGATACCTTATCAGTACCGATGATGTCATTGTAGATCTTCCAAGCGGCATCACTCATTTGAGCTTTGGTATACCTAAAGCCTTCAACGATTGCATCAAAGTCACCGGTAGCACGAGTACCTTCTGCTAGATCTTCTATGATATTACGAGAAACAGCATTGCCTTTACTAAGATCGTAATAGGCACGTTCAGAAAGGATAGGAGCAGGTGTACCACTAGACGTACCAAGCTTAATAGCTGTGGTGTCTGCCATGTTACGGGCAATGTTACCAGGAGGGATACTGAGAGTAGCCGTAGAGCCATCGGGGAACATGGTGGGAGTTACCATAGGATCAACGCCTGTAACCCCTTCAGGATCGTCTAGAAGGCGCCCCTTACCTACTTCATCTACCTGTGTATCCCTGCTGATCTGTTGACGCTCTACAAACGATTCTAGAGGGCTCTCAGTGAGACTTGTGTATCCCTTTTCGTTGTACTCTTTAGTTAGAACCGAAGCTTCAGTGTCAAGGGTTTTAAGTTGATCCTGCAGTTCACCGATAATATCTAATTGTGCTCTAAGTGTCTCTTGATCAAGGGCTGGCGTAGCAGCTACCTGATCTAGTTGTTGCTGTAGCTCCATCCGTTGAGTGTCAATCTCAGACAACCGAGTAGCAGTGGGAGCATCAGCGTTGACCAGCACTTCAGAGGACATGAACTCCTTAGCCGTGGTATCTTTAGGTTTGAACCAATCCATCACTCCACGGCCAGCAGCAGCAGAATAACCGATGATATCACCAACGATACTGATACCAGCAGATTCGTAGATATTCTTCTGGCGACGTACTTCAGGAGGATCACTGTCCTTTACCACAAGAGCATCAGGAACAGGCAACCAAGGTGCCGCCTCTTTCACAATCGTCGATACTGTATCGCTCTCAGATTGATCACTGATAGCGTTGATAGCGACATCACCAGCAACGTTAATACCAAGAGCAGAAAGACCACGAGCAACAGGACTACCAGCCATGCCAGCAGTACCTACACGTGATGCAGCACCCACACCAATACTAGGAACAAGGATAGAAGATACTTCCCTTACCTTTTGGAAAGCAGGGTTCTTGAACTTTGTCTTAGCATCCCAAGCATCATCAATCCATTCAGCACCAGGGATACGACCGATAGCATCCATACCGAAGTCAATGATACCCATACCAGCTGCTCCAAGACCCTCAAGGGTACGTTGAGCATAGGTACCAAGGTCTTCAGCTAAGGTAGCGTTAGGATCACCACTGCCATAAATGAAACCAGATCCACGATTAAGTGGTTGTTGTGGTTGCTGCTGACCACCACCAGTGAGTTGTTGAACGGCTTGCTGTTGAGGAGACTTAACAGGTTGCACATTACCAGCTGCTTTATTCTCAGCTGGTGTAGCCTCCTTGTACATTGTCTCAGGGGCTGTTTTAGGGCTATAAGCTGGAGCTGCCTGTTGCAAAGCTTGCTCTTCAGCAAGGGCTTCAGCTTCTAGGCGCTTCAGTTCTTCTTCATCTACATAAGGGGATTGTGTCATAAGGTTCTACCATGCAAGAAACTGAAACGCCGGCCATCCGGCAGTTGAATAACCAATTTATCTCCGTGTTGTGTACGAGATTTAGCTACAATACGTGCACCATTTTGTAGGTACACTTTAGAGCCCTTAGCTGTTCCATAGTCAATACCGTGAGAACCACGCGCTACATGACCAGCAAAGGTATCAGTAATAGGAATACGACTCAAAGGAACACGTCCAAATTGAGGATCATCAACAACTACAAAGTTGTCAAGTGCTTTAGCTGAGAACTCCCTAGCAAATTCATTAACAGGTGTGTTGGGGTTATCCTGTTGTTTAACGTCTAAGTGAGGACCAGTGGAAGTAGGTCCAATGTTGTCGGTAATGTAAGCAAGAGTTGGACGCATGAATGCTTGATTACGTGCAGGAGGAGCTGGGTTGTAAGGTTGATCGACATTAACACCCATCTGCTGCATCACACGAATGATCTTACTAGGGTAGGCAGCCTCACCACCAGCATAACCACCAGCAGCAATGGCTTCAATAGCTTGACGTGGTGTCTTAGCTTGTGCCAAACCAGGTGCATACCTTGGATCAGTCATGAGATTCATAAAGTCTTTAGCAGACTCAAGGGGAGAAGCATAGTCCCTCCAATAGGAACCGTTCTTCATTGTACCTTGACCAGGGCGTGCTTTGATGTTAAATACGTTGTTCTTACCACTGGTGTACTTGCCCCATCCACTCTCTAGTGCCCACATAGCAGCCATAACCTGAGGGAACTTAAACCCAGATGCAGTCCCAAGTGCCTGTACATCAGCATAGCCACTGTTTCCTGTACGAACAGTAGCAGGGGCATTACCGCTACCAATGATAGCAGTATTAAGACGGTCTTGAGTAAGAGGTTGATCTAAGATACGACGCAGTACAGGATCATTAATCTGGTTGAGTTGATCCCTGAACCCAGGCTTAACTTGTTGTTTAAGACCAGCAGCCTTAAGTTGAGCATTAAGAATTTGAGTAGGACTCATACCAGGCACTGCTCTAGACAAATCAGTGTAGATCTGTGGGATAGAGATGGGCTTACCATTAGCAATGCGGTTATCAATATCTTTGAGAAGTGCAGGACTAGCCAGAACTTCAGTATTGATTACATTACTATTAGCACGTACTTTCTTAACAACCTCAGACGTAGTGATGACATTGATAGCAGCTGGAGCACCAGGATGCTTACCAGGCGTGAAAGCAGCGTAGAAGGCTTGTGTTTGTCCTGTCTTTGCTTGAGAAGAAGCAATAACAGCAAACGCACCTTTCTTTGTCTCAATAGCAGTTAGAACGTCCAGTCGTGCTTTATTAGCAGCAACAGCAGGTTCCATCGTCTTAGCATACTGCTTAAACTTCTGGTTGTACAACTTAAGTGCATAGTCAGAAGCACCACGCAGACTGTAGTGAGCAGCACGGTTGGTACTATCACCAATCAGGTTTTGCTTCAGTGCATCACTAAGTTCAGCCTTGATGGTCTCTTGTTTGATACCAGAATCAGCTCGTTGCTGATCTAGCTGCTGAGCACGTGTACGCCATGTTTCACGCACCTCAATAGGTACACCAGGTTGATCTACATCATCAGCTGTTAGAGTACCTTGCTCGTATTGTTCACGGAACTGTTTAGTCCAGAAGTCAGCATTCTGTTGCTCAGTAGTGAAGGCAAGGTATGCTTTAAGGCGATCAGTGTTAATACCTTTTGTTGCCGACTCTTTGATAATAGCTTGGAGGGTTTCTTCATTGGGATTGTTGTTCTTCACCCAATCAAGCAACTGATCCTCTTGACGCTTGTTCTCACGACGCTCTTGTGCTTCAATGAGCTGGAATTCAGATTCTTGATCTTTTTGTCGTGCATTCCTCAGGTCATCAACACGACGAGGGAATCGGTCATACCAACTACCTTGATCTGTCTGAGCTTCTTTGAGCATACGCTCAACGTCAGCGTCTGAGTAACGAGTAGTATCACCTAGTTCCTTGAATGTAGCATCTAGTGCTTCTGCATTACCAACAGGTGTTACACCGTCTTCCCTGTAGCTGCGTGCGGTAGTCCTGAATGCCTCAGTAAGGCTTTCTCCAGTTTTAGTGCGAGACATACCACTAAAGGCATCTTCACGCATCATGGAGGACTTATTGACAACATCAGACTTCCTGGCTGATTCAATGAATGAGTTATAGGTTCCCCTCATCTTCATGAGAGCAGGTGCCATAAAATCAGCACTCAACCCAAAAACACCATTCTCTTTCAGGAAGTCACCAAAGAGACCTTGCATAGCTGCAGTACGATCAGCTGCGGTAACAGCTCCCATCTCATCTAACTTAGATTGAGCATAGGCTGGGAACTCAGCAGTGATGATCTCCATATGAGCCTTGAGGCGACCATAGTCACGTGCTTTATTGCCACTAAGAAGGCTAGTAACAACAGTGGGGTCCAGTCCTCTAGACTGGTAACCCTCAGCAATTTGATCTTGTGCCTCACCACTTTGCTTAAGTAGTGATTCAACGTTAGTTACTGATTGTTGGCGTTGAGGAGAAAGGCCACCAGTGGCAACCTCCATATAACCAGCTAACATATCAGACTCATCTTTAGCCTTACGGTATTCAGTCAGACCTTCACTGAGTGTAGTACTGAATTTAGAAAGACTTTCAAAGACAGCTTCTGCGTTCTTACCACGCTGTAGCTCGCTTTGGATTAGTGTTTGAGCGTTCTTACCAATAGCTTCTTGACGCTTCTCAGCAAGCTTACGCTCCCACTGATAGTTTTGATCACGATCACGTGCTTCGATACTTAGCTTGCGCTCAAGACCTGCACCATATTCGTCTCTAACCTGTTTAATCTCCCTACGGTTTTCCTCCATACCACGTATGATACGGTTGTCACGTTCTTGCATACGAGCAAGACCTTCCGTAGGTGCTTTAATAGGATCGAAACCTATACTCCGGGCGTACCCTCTGTAACTTACTTGATCCATTTTATGTTAAAATGTTTTAGGTGTGCCGTATTGTTTAATTCCACTAAGGTCTAACGAATTGAGACTAGCCCTACTGCCGCTGCTACCACCTCCAACACCAATACTACCAGCAATACTACTCAAACCTTGACTTGCTGCTCCCATCCATGCACCAGCAGAAGATGCCATAGCACCTTTAACAGGCTTAGGACCGAAGTCAAACGCTTTAGGCTTACGTGGTTTGAGATACTCAGCACGTGGTGTAACAAGAGGTTTGGGAGGTTGAGGAAGACGATCGGGACGAAGCATACGATTGGCTTCTGCAGCAAGATCAGCACCAAACTTATCAGTAGCAATCTTACGTATAGCAGCCTCTGTATCAGCCTTAGCGCTCAGCAGTGATTCAGCTAGGATAGCTTGATTACGGCCAAGGGCTGCAAACTCAGCTTGCTCCAATTTCTCTGCACTTCTACCTTGCTGACCTTTAACAGCAGAAACACCTTCTGACTGCAAAGCCTTGATAACAATGTCTTGGTTCTGGAATGCCAGCTCCTTCATTGTATCTTCTAGCTTACGGTACTCAGCTTCATTAGCAGCGGCTTGTGCCATCTGGTTAAATGTAAGCTGTTGACCGTAGATCTTTTCAGACTTAGCATATTGCTTCATCTGAGAAGCATACTCAAAGTCTTGGATCTTTAGGTTATACTGCCAATCTTGAAGATTAGTGGCATCCTTAAAGGCGGCAAGTGTCTCTTCGTTCTTCTGATTAAGTCGCCATTGCTTTACGTTGTGGCGCCAGTCAGCCTTGGTACTACGTTTATTATAATTCCAAGCTTGGATATTGTACTTATGTTGCCTTTCAATAGCTGCATTTTGGGCATCAGCCTCAGCTTGCCCAGATAAGCCACCAAAGATGGCACTACCAATTCCGAGGATTGCGCTAATTGGATCCATCACTAAGACCTCCTATAGAAGCCAGGTGCGTATTGTCCTTCCCACTGCATAGACACAAGACTAACGGGGAACGGAGTATTTGAAGTTACTTTCATTGTATAGTTGTCTGGTCTTTGATAGATAGGAACTTTATACACATATGTATCACGGAATGGTGAAGTGTTAGATATGTAAAAATCTGCTACTTGTGCACCACCTATACTAGCCCACTCTGGTCTGCTGCGATCTCTAATACTAAAGTAAACATCACCACCAAGTCCAGTATAGAATGCCATACGAGAAGTAGTAGTAACAGCAGTGAAGTCAACACCAGCTTGACCCATGTTATAGTAGTATCTTGGTAGTGTTAGCTCCATGTTGTACTCATAGCCAACATAGATATAGTTACCAGTAACATCACCAGGAATAGTAAAGTAAGTACCACCACCATCAGATGCAAGAGTTGCTACATTAGTATAGCCAGACTGTGTGCCAGGACTACCAGCTTTCAGTAGACCAACAACAAACCTGATGGTCTTAGTGGTGTTGAAGTATGTTGGTAGATATACCTTGGTTAGGGAAGTAGTGTTACTGTAGCTAGGTGCCGTAGGTGGAGTTGGTGATACCATGGTGGCGTCTGTTACCTCACACCATGAATCAAGGTGAGGATCAACAGTATTGCCAAGGCTATTGATAAGTCCACCAGTGCTAGGAGCTAGTACCAACTTGTACTGAGTAACAGTATAGCCCTCTGTACCACTAGTTAATACATAAAGAATATCGTTTTGAATAGCTGTATGGATAACGTTGGAAGGCAGTAACCACCGAACCCATGAGGCCATAGCACGCTCGTCTCCTAGGTCGTAGAACCTATGCAGGTACATATAGGTAGAAGTCCTGTTGGAGGCAATCCACAGGCCATTCTGGGCGCTTCCTACGGCATCTGTGATACCTTGTGGCATCCACTCTGGAACTATCTTAGTGGTTTCAGAAACTGTCGGTGTCTCTCGTTGACCTCTAACAAAGATCTCAAATGCCCTAGACCAGCTTTGGTTACGGCTGACATACAGTACAGTAGAGCCTAAGTCAACGGGCTTCAGGTAACGGTCACAGAGAGACACCGACAGTTTCTGAAACCACTAAGATAGTT